CTTGGCTATCTACAAGTCTTTGGCTGGAAGAGCACCTGGCGGTGAGTATGACGATAGCCCGCTGGTGAGCGAGCGGTGATATACGCGATAAGGGCTGTCGGGACTGAGTTTGTGAAGTTTGGCTACACGAAGGACGATTCGCCCATCAACAGAATCCGCACCATGCAGGTTGGATGCCCGCATGAGTTGTTGGCTGTAGCCTTCGGCCCCGGTGATGAAGCCCATGAGGCCAGCATCCACAAGCGCTTATACATAACTGGTGCCCACCATCGCGGCGAGTGGTTTACCAGATGCGTAGAGGTAGACAAGATCATTTGGGAGATTCGAGACAGCGGAGTGCAGCTCGGGTATGCCCAGGAGCCAGATATTGATATCCCAATCCCATGTGCCCCAGGCCGCCTCGGCAGAGTCCTTGCCTACGCTCAACATCTCGCCGACAAGCTTGATCAGGACGCTGAGCGTAGCCAAAAAACCCTTAGCCAATCTGCCGGCTGAGCGTAGGACAGAAATCGCCCAGCAAGTCCTAGAGCGCTATATCAACGGCGAGCAAGTCGCCGACATGGCGCCTCAATATGGAGTGAGCGACGTAACAATCTACGCCCTGCTCCTGAGGGAGCATGAGGACGACTGGAAAGAGGTGCAGAAGGCCAGAGCGCTTGCAAGAAAAGAACGGGCTGAAGAGAAGTGTAGAACAGCCCCTGACGTTCTTAGCCTCGCGCGTGCCCGCGAAGAGTTGAGATCGGCTCAGTGGGAGCTGGAGCGCCTGTTACGGCGTCTGTACGGCCAGGATCAGCAGGTGCAAAACGGCGCTGCGGTGAGCATAAACATCACACTTCGTCGTGAGAACGCCACAGATGAACGTGTCGTGAGTTCGACAGAGCCGCAGATAATTGGTGGCGACAAAACAACGGCTGGCTGATTGGTTAACTGTATCAACCAGTTAGCTCAACATCAGCGCATAGCGTCCATTTAACACAATGGACATTGTGGCGTTTCCGAACTGATCGGCCTCCAGAAGCATGCTTCCTAAGGGCCGGCAAGGAATCCATTAGGCCAGGGCGGGGGCCGGGGGAGAAAGTGACCCTGGGGCGGGGGTTCCGGTACGGAGACGATCCATCCCCTTACTCAATTATGACCTGTAGAGCTTGCCACGAAGACCACTCTCCGCTGATTCGGTGCGAGGTATCTGCGAGACAGCGTATGGCTAACGCAGCATGGATAACGCCGGTTACGGCGAAGAACATGGATAACTCGAAGACGTATCGGTACCGAGATCCTGAGAAGAGAAGGGCGCAGATGCGGGAGGTGATGAAGAGGTACCGAGCGCGTAAGCGGGCTGGTGTCTGACGCGATCAGCTACACCCCTGCTGGGAGGGTGGTTGAGTCCTTCCACGCGGATTCGAGTTTTGTAAGGTTTCTTTTAGGGCCTGTAGGGAGTTCCAAGAGCAGTGCTGCGTGCCTGGAGTTATTTACCCGGGCGTGTGAGCAAAGGGCCCACCAGGGCGTTCGTAGGACCCGCTGGGGGGTGACTAGGAATACTTTTCCAGAGCTGAAGTCCACGACGATAAAGACGTGGGTGGACTGGTTCCCGATGGCGGAGATGAGGTGGGATTCTCCGATTACGTCCTGGCTCCGTCTGCCATTACCTGATGGGACCAGGATGGAGATGGAGGTTCTGTTTTTCCCTTTGGATAGGCCTGAAGAAGTGGGGAAGCTCCGAAGCCTCGAGTTGACTGGTGGGTGGATGAATGAGGGGTCGGAACAGGCCAAGGCTGTTTTGGATATGCTGACCCAGCGGGTTGGGAGGTTTCCGAAAGTCTCTCAAGGGGGCGCTACCTGGTCTGGGGTGATACTAGACAGTAACTTCCCGGATGACGATCACTGGCTTTATAGGCTTTCGGAAAAGGAAAGACCTAAAGACTGGGCTGTTTTCAAACAGCCTGGGGGTTTGATCTTTAAGGGTGGGGATTACAACGACCGGGAGAACTACGAGGTAAATCCCGAAGCTGAGAATATTCCCAATCTACCCAACGGGTATGAGTACTACTTCAGGCAACTACCGGGAAAGTCTCGGGACTGGATCAAAGTTTTTGTCTTAGCCCAGTACGGGACTATTACTGATGGGAAGCCGATATATCCCGAGTGGAACGACGATCTCCACTGTAAGAAAGCCTCACCTTATCCCGATGTTCCCTTGCTCCTCGGGTTCGATTATGGGCTTACTCCCGCGTGTGTGGTGTGCCAGGTTTCGCCTCGTGGGCAGTTATTGGTACTGGCAGAGTTATTCGGGAAGGACATGGGCATCCGGCAGTTTGCGCGGGATGTTGTCAAGCCGTTTCTGTCGTTGAACTTTCATGGATATTCAATTCAGGCCGCCGGCGATCCGGCGGGCATGTCTAGGTCCGATACGGACGAGAAGACATGTTTTATGGAGCTTGCTGAGGAAGGCATTGCGTGCGTGCCGGCGTCAACCAACGGGTTTGTCGGGAGAAGGGAAGCGGTAGCGAAGTATCTAACCAGACTGGTTGATGGCAAGCCGGCTTTGGTTGTTGACCCTGGGTGCGACATGATCCGCCGGGGGTTTAACGGTCGGTATCAGTACCGAAGACTTCAGGTGGTTGGAGAGGAGAGATACAAAGACGTTCCCGACAAGAACGACTACTCGCATCTTCACGATGCTCTTCAATATGCCTGCTTACACAGCCAGAACATGAATCTTGGTTCTGATTGGGCGAAGAAGATCGAGTACGGTAAATCCAATTTCGTTTGATTTCATTCGCCCCGCCTTTCGAGCGCGGCCGGCGGCGTGACTTCAAAAGCCGAGATGATACGCCCCGGGGCGTAAAAGCATTTTGGGCCAATCTTGGCATCCGCCGGAACAACAAGAGCCGAAAAGGCCATAGATGTCCGAAGACGAACTTCTAGCTCTCATAGAGCAAGAGGAGCAGAACTGCGTCTCCTCCACAACCGGGACCCTCGCCGAGCAAAGGCGAAAGGCCATGCAGTATTACTATGGCCAGCCCTATGGTAATGAGGTCGAGGGTAGATCCCAGGTTGTAACGACTGAGGTCAAGGATGCCGTAGAAGGAATCCTCCCTTCGTTGATGGCGATCTTCACTTCTTCGGACGAGATCGTAAGGTTCGAGCCTCAAAACCTGGAAGACGAAGCCGCAGCTCAACAGGCTACGGATTACGTCAACTACATCTTCACGAGACTTAATAACGGGTTCCTCACCCTTTACTGTCTCTTCAAAGACGCCCTTCTCCAGAAGAACGGTTACGCAAAAATCTACTGGGAGGACTATACCGATAACGGTATAGAGACCTACGAGAATCTAAGTGGTCTGGAAGTAGCGATGCTCCTCCAGGACCATGAATTGGAGGTCGAGGAGCTGGAGGGTACTGAGGAGCTTTACACCAAGGTCAAGTTCAGGAGAACGCATAAATACGGGAAGGTTTGTATCGATCCCGTACCTCCCGAGGAGGTGCTGATTTCCCGTGAGACTCCCAATGACCTTACCAAAGCGAGATTCGTAGAGCACCGGACTTTAAAGACCATCTCCGACATCCGGAAGATGGGCTATGAAATCCCAGATGACATTTCAGGGGATGCAGTTGGAGCGGATTTCAACATGGAGCGCGTCGAAAGGCTCAAGTTCGACGACGACCAAGCCTTTAGAAACGACTACGGGAACACCGATCCCTCTACTAAAACCGTCTGGTTGTGTGAAGCGTACCTGCACGTCGATTACGACGGGGACGGGATAGCCGAATACAGAAAGGTTACAAAGGTCGGGAAGACGATTCTCGATAACGTTGAGTTCGACAGTCTATCGGTTGTGGGTGGGACGGCGATTCTCATGCCCCACAAGCACTATGGTCTGTCGATATATGACTTGGTTGGGGATATCCAGCTTATCAAGTCCACCATCACCAGAAACCTGCTGGACAACGCCTATGTAGCGAATAACGGGCGGATGGTGGTTCTGGATGGGATGGTCAACATGGACGACCTTCTCACTGCCAGGCCCAACGGCATTGTGAGAGCCAAAGCGATGAACGCCGTCCAGAGGTTGGACAACCCCTTATTGGGGGCGCCTTTTTACAACCTACTCGAGTATTTCGACAAGATCAAAACCAACCGGGTTGGAGCCAGGGATTTTGGGGATGCGGTAGACCCCAATGCTTTAAATGCCAAAGCTCACACCGCCGAGTTGGTTGCCAGTGCTTCACAGGAACGCATCAAATTGATGGCGCGGATCTTCGCGGAGACTGTTGTAAAGCAGATCTTCTGGAAGATTCTGGAGCTGATTTCAAAGCACCAGCAAAAGCCTCAAGTAGTGAAACTGAGAAACCAGTGGGTCCAGGTAGACCCTCGAGAGTGGAAGAACAAGTTCAACATGACGGTGACCGTTGGACTGGGGACTGGATCTCAGCAAGCAATAGTCTCGAATGTGAATGTGCTTGGACAGCTCTTTGCCGGCGCGATGCAGATGGGCACCAGGGCTATTCAAGAGAACAACGTCTACCACCTATTGAGGATCGCTGCGAAGGCGATGTTCCCGAAGGATGTAGATGCTTTGGTAACCGATCCTTCTACCCTGCCACCGCCTCAACCGCAGCCTGATCCGGACATGATCAAGCTCGAGCTTCAGGATAAATGGAAGCAAATGGCCGACACCCAGAAGAGGGATAAGGCCGATCTGGATGCCTTCCTGAAGCAGATGCAAATGCAGGTGGATGCTTCCAAGGAAGAAACCAAACAGATCAAAGAAGTGATGGAGTCCGAGAAAGACCGTCAATTCGACGCTCTCAAGACGATGATCGAAAGAGAGAGCGAGGAACGCCGGGAAATGGCGGAGATGCTTAAACAAATGAGAGACACCGCCATGAAAGCTGAGGCCGAAAAGGAAAAAATCGTCCTACAGGCTGCTGTAGACAAAGA